TGCGGATCTTGGCGGTGACGGGGAAGGCAAAGGAAATGGCCAGGGCGTCGGCGCGGTTCGGGGAGAACCCCACGCGCTTTTTCATTTCCTTCTTCGACTCGAGCTGGACCAGGCCTTCCATGCGCGGCACGGTCTGGATGCTGATCAGCTCCGAATGCATCTGCGGGTCGTCGGGGATGGCGCCGCCCTTCTTGATCCAGTCGCGCATTTCGCGCCAGATGTAGGCGCGCATGTTCAGGCAGCCAGGATCCGGCGACTTGCTGCCGAAGTCCACCAGCAGCCAGTCACGGCCCCAGGTCTGACCGGCGCTGTAGATGCCAGTCCCGTAGCCCTTGTCGATGAACACGGCGTCGGCCTCGTGCTCGTCCTCCAGCACGGCCAGGAGAGTAGCAATTTCGATATCGTTGTCGTTCTTCGGGATGGTGCGCAGGACGCGGAAGTGCAGGCCCTGCCGCAGGCCGATCACCAGTTCGTCGTCACCGTCCCAGGCTGGATCGAGCGTCAGGATCTTCGGGGCGAAACCATACTGTTCGCGGCGCAGGTGACGGCCCAGCGCAGCGTCGGCGTCAGCCACGGCAATGAACTGTTTCGCCGACATGGATGGGAACATGCCGCGCACCCGCACCTTGAAGAAGTCGGAGTTTTCGCCGTGGTCCTGGCGCCATTCCTCGATCGCCACCTTGTTGGTGATCTGCACATTGCGGCTGTCGATCTGCTGGTGGTTCCAGCGGTGGCGCATGGAATGGAAGCATTCATAGAACCAGCCAGTGTTTTGCGTCGGGTTGCCGAAGGCGAAGACCATCGGCTCGCCGTCGGTCAGGCCGCCCTCGGCCACCTCGGCGATCTTGTCCGGCACGCCGGACGCTTCGTCGAAGATGTAGAACGAAGTCGAGTTCGCGGCGTGCTGGCCGGCGAAGGCCTCGCTGTTTTCTTCCTGGCAGGTCTGCGCGGTGCAGTACCAGGATTCGGGGTGCTCGACGTGACGCATCTTCATCGAGCCGCGGCCGGTCGTCACCTCGAACCAGTGGCCGGTGATGCACCGCTTATTCCATCGGGCTACTTCGGCCCAAGTCTTGGTCTCGAGCTGCGGCGCCGTGGTGGCAGTGACGGTGCCCTTGGCGAATGGGCGCGTAGACATGATCCAGTTGACGATCCAGGCCACGCCGGCCGACTTGCCGATGCCGTGACCCGAAGCGATGGCTTCCCGAACCGCTTTGACCGGCTGCACCCCATCGAACGCGTTAGCCCTCACTTGGCTCTGGACGCGGTCGCATAGCTCGCAGAACCAAGCGTCAGGACCGTATTTGCTGTCGTAGACCAGGCTCCATGGCTCTTGCAGTTCAACTAGCCGCAGTGAGGGGTCGTTATCCCAGTCCCAGGCGTACAAGACAAAACCCAGCGGATCGTCGTAGAAGCGTGAAATATCGTCAGCAAGCTCGAGATCGTGTTTTGTTGTCATGGCATATCCGGCCACCAGCGGTTGCCCTTGCTGGTATTCGCTTTACGTGGCAACAGCTGCAAATTGTCCCATACATGCAACCCGCACACCTTCTTGCTGCGCAGTGGGACGACGTGATCTACCTCTAGACCGAAAGCCTTAGCTTCGGCGTAGACTTGCTTGATGTCGTCCAGATCCGCCCATTTCGGTATCGCGTTTCGCTTCGCCGCTTCGCGTGCAGTCTGAGATGCACGGTGCAGCTCCGGTTTTGCCTTCTTATGAAGACGCCGCTGCGCTAGGACGTACTCTTTGTTGTCTTTTCGCCATTCTTGAGTGCGCGCTAGCAGTTTCTCTTTGTTCTTGTCATAGCGGCGTTTTAGCGCGGTTTTGTATGCGGGCGAGGCCTTGTAAGCCTTCTGGCTAGCCGCGAATTTCTCGGGGTTGTCCTTGAACCAGGCTCGCGCCTTTTCCGGGTTCTCCGCGCGCCATTTGCGTTGCCATGCAGCCTTGGCCGCTTTCCTTTCTTCAGAAGTTTGAGCCATAGTTTCTCCAATCAGCCTGCGAGGTCGCTGCCATCGTCTTCCTCGGGTTGCGGCTTGGCTGTGCGGCGGCGTGCGGCGGCGAGGCGCTCGGCCAGGCCCACGTTGCCGCTGTGCTCGATCTTCTGCTTGATGTTGAAGCGCTCACCGTCGTAGGCGATCAGCAGGAACTCCAGCAGGCGGTCGCTGCCGTTCATGGCGCGGCGCTCGGCCTCGGCGATGAGGTGATCCAGCCGGACCTTGCGGGCCTCTTTGTACAGCGGCGCGAAGTCGGGGTCTTTCTTCCAGCGCCAGATTGCCCAGCGCGATACGCCGATGATCTCGGCGGCCTGCATGTCCGATATGCCATGCTCGCGGATCAGGCCGAGAAACGCCTCTTGCCTCTCACTGAGCGAGGGTGGGTTTTCTTCTTGCGGTTCGGCGGGGGCTTTGGTGTCCATACGGCGCATTTTGCGGCACCGCCGCGCCGTTCAAGGGCGTCACCTAAGGGGCGAGGGTGTCTGGCACCGTCGCGAGCCGTTGGCGATCTTCGCAACGTGGTCCTTGTGGATCTCGAACTTGGCGGCGATGAGCGCGTAGGTCAGGCCCATCTCTTTCAGCACGGCGATGATCTGGTTGCGGTTCTGTCCGGCCTCGCGCATCGCAGCGATGAATTCTTCCCGGCGGTCAAGTAGCGGCATCAAAAGGGACTCAACCTCGTGGTCGGTCAATTTGGCGCGCGGGTGGCTTTCGCCAATTCTACGGCCGTGCTCGTTAAATTTTACATGTGCGCTCATGTCCTGTTTTCTCTCGTAAAAATTTGCAAGTACAACACCGATTTGCAACGAATTTGATGCAACACACAACACTCTTATAGAGTGTTGTTGCGTTTGCTGCCATCAAACGAGCATTTGTTGGCAACAATTGCAGTTTGTTGCAGCCCAATTTGCAAGAATTTGCATGCAGAAAACTGCAATTTGCAGAGATTTACACGCATCCCGTGCCACCCAGATCGGTAAAACCTGCAATTTGCAAAGATTTGCACGCATCACGCGCCCCCTAAATCCGTATTGGGATCGACGACCAGCCCATCGCGCAACTCGACCAGCGCCTTTTCCTCCAACAGCCTGAGCGCACGCTGGACAACCTGGCGCCGCGTATCGCGCTTATGCACCGGGCCGATTGGATGCTCGTCCTCGTAGGCCGTAATGACCTCATCCGCCGTCGTTTCGCCGGAATCGCCCCAAAGGTCTTTAATAAGCTTGAAAATCTCCCGCTCGTTCTTGCCTTTGATCTGAGTCTCCCCGGCCCGCACAGGGCCGGCCTGGTGCTCGACCACACATGAGCCGTACACGTCGCCGTCTTCGTCCACGCCCAGCGGCACGTCCAGCAGGCGGAAGCCGAACTGCTTCCCTTCGCCCTGCCCGTCCTTCAGCTTGGAGATCGACAGCACCCGGTCTTCGCCGCAGCGGGTTACCTCCAGCTCGGCGTCCAGGGCGCCCTTGATGCCCGACCAGCCCCGCGCGCCGCGGCTGGCGTCCTTGCCGCTGTGGTGGACCAGCACGATAGTGGCGCCGGTCAGCTTGTGGAGCCGTTCGCAGTTCTTGATCGCCCGGCCCATGTCTTCCGACGAATTCTCGTTGGCGCCGGCGGTGACCCTGGCCAGGGTGTCGACGACCAGCACATCCATTGCGCCGTACGCCTTCATGGCCGCCGCCAGGGCCGTGATGTCGGCTTTCTCCAGGAAGTTCGGCGCGCCGGCCAGGACGGCGATGGGTAGGTCTTCCAGGTCGATACCGTGCTGCTGGGCGTAGGCCGTGAGGCGGTTTTTGACGCCGCCCGCGCCCTCGGCGGCGATGTAGCCGCAGGTCAGGCCCTTGGCGGTGCGGTGGCCGAGCCAATCCTCGCCGCGGGCGATGGCGCCCAACAGGTCCAGCACCATGAACGACTTGCCGGCGCCGGACTCGCCGTAGAGGCAGACCAGCTCGGCGCGGGGCAGGACGTTCTTAATGATCCAGCCTGGCGGCTTCCCTGCCGAGAACTGGACGGCAGGCATGAAGGTGAACTTTGAAGGAGCGGGCGCCTCGCCGGCCAGGTCTTCGAAGTCATCTTCGGTGCTGGCCTCGATCACCTCGAAGTCGTCCAGGATCGTCGGGTCGACCCAGCCGTAGGACGCGGCCAGGGCGTAGAGCGTGCGCTCGGTGACCGGCACGTCGGAATTGACCCCGATGTACGGCCAGCAACGGTCATCGAGGAATTCCGGCTCATATTTGCTGGACCTGGCCGAGAACTCATGCGCCAGCGCCAGGCCGTCGTCACTGCCGTTCGTGGCGTAATGGAGGGCGAAAATCACGTTCCTCCAAAGATCGTACTCAAGAGGGTCGGTGTCGTTGGGGATGGCGGCGAGGGCCGAGCGCAGCTGCTCAAGCTCCGGCGTGCTGGTGTAGCTGCGTTCGGGCTTCGGCGGTTTGACGCGCACAGGGACAGGGTTGGAGGTGGTCCAGGTGAGGACGGCGTTCATAGGGCCTCCAGCGCGATGCGATCGGCGGCAATCTCGACATACTCGGGCGTCATGTCGATGCCGACGAACTGAAAGCCTTCGCGCATGGCCGCCTTACCGGTGCTGCCGCTACCCATGAATGGGTCCAGCACCAGACCGCCAGGCGGCGTGACGAGCCGGCACAGGTAGCGCATCAGGTCGGTGGGCTTGACGGTGGGATGCGTATTACCTGCGCTGCGGTCGCTCTTGGATGCCTTGGCGCAGTAGAAGAAGCGGGCAGCACTGCCGGTATCGCTGCGCGGTTCAATACCGGATTGCCCAGGCGTGACGGCACCCAACGCGCCTTGCGTCCGCTCGGCGGTTGTGCGCTGCTGACCTGGCGCTGTTGGGAATGCTGCTAGCACTTCGTCGCTGCCATCGTGAATAAGGTTAGCGGGCCAGCGACCGATAGCAGTGCGACCTTCCGCATCCTGAGGCATTCCTACGGCTGACATATTCAAAGAATTTCCACCAGCCACGTTACCGGCTGGTGGATTATATCGAACATCATCACCCACCCTGCACCCATCGATATTCAGCCCCCCTGTGCCGAACTGCAGCACGTTCGCTGCTACGGTGCCGACCGTCGGCTTGCGCGCCACACAGATCGGCTCATGAGCCGGTTTTAGGGCGGTGCCCCAGCCGTCCCACTGACGGGCGGCGTCGGTGGCAGAGGCGGTGATGTCCCGCGAGCCGTCACCCATAATCGCAACAGTTCCACCACCTGTGCCGATGCCGGTCGTGCGCTGGCCGATCACCTCGCGCTGTACTGCTTCGATGCTGTCGAATGGCAGGTCAAACGTATCGCGGATGAGGTTGAACTGCTCGATAGTCGGCATGTTCAAGCCTAGTTCCCAATTTGCGACGCAGCCGGTCAGCCCTCCAGTTTTGCTAGGGAAAAGCGCTGCCACCTGCTTTTGTGTGATGCCTTTGTGCTCACGCCACTGGCGGAACCACGGACCAAACCAGGCCACCGATGCGCCACCCATCTTGTCGATCGCCTTGCTTACGTCCAACGACTTCGGAAACCCCGAGCCGTACACCCACATAATCTGGTCGCGCACCTCAAAACCCGCGTCCTCGATCGCGCAGGTCATGCGGTGGTAGGTGCGGCTTCCGGAGAACGCCAGCAGGTGGCCGCCAGGCTTGAGAACGCGCAGCGCCTCGCGCCACATATCCACGTTGTAGGCGATGCCACTGGCGTCCCAACTCTTACCCATGAAGCCGAGCTCGTACGGCGGATCGGTGACGATTGAATCGACGCTGGCGTCGGGCAGCAGGGTCAGCGCCTCCAGGCAGTCGCCCAGCACCAGTGCTGCTTCACCGATCACTTGGACCGGGAGCACCAGCTCCAAATTTTCCACAAGCTTCATTCTTTCTGTTCTCCCAAATATTCGCTCAAGCCGCTGCCCGGCAAAATAAACATCGATCCAAACCCGTCAGGGGCCACCGAATCCTGCTTCGGAAACACCTCGACCTGCCCTTTGCCCACCCCGCCGGCGCCGTTCGTCAGGCCCAGGGTGGCCAGCACGTCGGTCAGCATCGCCCGAACGGAATAGGCGTCCTGCGGCTCATTCCAGAGCAGGTAAAGGTGGATACCCTTGCCGCCGGACGAGCGCCAGAGGTGAGGCGTGTAGCCGTCCTGCTCGAGCACGAAGGCGACGGACTGCGCGGTTTCCAGCATTTGGGCCCACGGGGTTTCGCCTTTATGGCTGTCGAAGTCGAGGCAAGCCACCCGGCAAGTGCTCTCGCCCGGTGCGATCGGGCAGAGCCCATAAGCTTTCCTGCCAGCAACGTGTTCCGCTAGCATGAACTCGGTGAACGGCTCGCCAATACGCCTAGGCCCGTCGGGTGTTTTCACCCAGCAATGGCCTCGATGCATGCGCTCGACCAGCGGCATCAGGGCGGCGACCTTGCGCCGTGTGCTGGCCACGGTTAGCGCTCT